ATTATCAGGATAAAAGAGTTTGTAGAAGGATAAAAAATTCATTTTTTTATTTTTTTTTAGGTGGGAATATAACAAGGTTATATTTATGAAAAATAAAAAACGAAGTAGGTGAAAAATGTAAAATTACAAATGTAGAAAAAACATAAAACATTTTTCACAAAAGCTACTTCACCAAAAATTTTTTTAAAGGACGTGATTAAATCATGTATATTAATCACATGTGCAGTACTCTGCACATATTATCTTTTTTTGTGTTTTGTTAGTATTTATATTTTGTCATTGTGTGGGTGGCTGTGTTTGAAGTAAGTGTTTTAATTAAAAGGATGGTTGATTAAATGAGTACTTGTATTTGCAAGTGTTGTTTTAATTAGGTGGTTTTTATTGGAAATTATGTGTATGGTGTTTTTTAATGTTTTGTTGGTGTTTTAGTGTACATGAGTTTAAGGATATGTGTTTTTGTTTTCAAACCTGCGTTTGTGGAAGAGTTGCAGTACTCACAAAAAAACAGTGATCCTTATATTCCTCATGGCACGATAATTTTTTTTTGAAAGGTCGCTTTATTTTTTTTGTATAAAAAAAGCAGAAAAATCATGTGCAAGTTATAATTTATTCATTTTTTGTATATATAATTATCTATTGGGGCAAAGTTTATATAGTAGTTTTGATAAATGTGTAAGTGTACATAGAAAAAATGTATGTGATTGTGTGAAAGCTTTCATATAAACTTGTTTTTTTATGTATTATTAGTATTTAAAAGGTCGAAAAAATGTTTTATGTTAAACAAGGCTCTGTAACACCTATTTCAGGCTATGTTATATCAGAGCAAGATAAGGAATTATTTAAATTACTGTTAGTGGAAGCTAAAGCTAATTTAAATGCACATTCTCTGACTAAAAAGGAGAGTGTAAAGGTATGAGTAGTTTTTTAACTGCTTTAGCGGATTTTTGGAGGGTGGACAATAAACATGGTCTTTATCCTCAAAAGGATAGTTTCAATTTTAGAATAAACTATTCTGGCGTAATCTATTTTATGTTAACTGTTTCTATGTTAGCGACAGCTATCTTCTTTTGCATCAGGTGATGTGGAATGGCGGATATTGTTTTTAATAAGGAAACAGTGCAGATTTACAGGGAAAATTGTAAAGAACTCAATAAAGTGTATGATGAGAACTGTGAAGCAATGCATGGTAATGTAAAGTGGATTGGTGAAAAGTTCGATGAGCTTTTCAAGGATGAATTCGGTGTGACTCCTATTTCTGTTAAAGTAGATAAAAGGGGAACACAAGTGCTTGTTAAAACTGGTATGAAGAAGATTACTTGTTTTAGCAGTGCGATTTTTGAGGAATATGAAATTAGGTTTGAAATATTGGTTAATTTCAATAATGAGCTTGATTTTGTGTTCTATATATAAATTATTAAAAAAGTAGTATAAATTTTGATGAATGAGTTTTTCATTACTCAGTTTCAAGAGGTTTTAAAAGAGTTTGATTTTTTTTAAAACCTTATTTTTTTATTAAATAGTATAAAAGGAGCGGAAAAAATGGTGGAATTTACTGGAGGGGATGAGAATAAATCATTTACTCCCGATAAAATAACAAGTAAATTGTTCTTGTCAAGTATTAGGAACTGGTACAAAGAAGAAGGAGTTCCTGCAGGTGTGGAAAAAGTAGGGAAACCCTACAAAGGCAGAAGCCCAGGCAAATTAGGGATTGTCGTCAAAATAACCATTCTTGACATGGAAAAATGTTTGGGAAGAGTTATTGATGAAAACGATAAAGTTAAAACAGAGTATAATGCATCAGCAGATGCTGAAATACCTGTAACTGAAGAATTAGACGCTACAAATGAAAACGTAACTTTCTTCTTTAATGCGAAGAATGTTAAAAAAGAAAGTAAACTCGGAGATGAAACATTATTAGGTTTCAGTCCTTTAAGCAGTGCTTATCCCTTACTTAAATGTGGATTGGAAACTCATGGAGTGGAAGTTCCTGATAAAAAATGGATTAACTTAACTGCCTCAGAAATGAAGTACTATCTTGAAGGATTGGAGTTTACTGCGAAATACGGTAACTCTGGAAAGATGGATGGAATCAAACCATATAGTTTTATGATTTGTGAGAACGGGGAAGCACCTGAAGTGGTTGAATAAAAATGGCATGGGTGACAATTGCGGATATGCAGTTAAGATGTGTATCTACTGAAAAAAAGGATAAACCATATCGGTATGAGGAAAAAACTGATGATGGGGTGTCTATTGTTGCTCATAGTAAATCCTCACCTACAGAAGTAGGTGGGGGTGAGTTACATCAGTATTTGAAAAAATATGCAACTCAACAAGCAAAAAAAGAATTGATTGATGAGTTGGGTGATGTAAGTTATGTGAACTCTGCAATTCTTGAAGACAGAGCAGGAAAACATTTAATCCAGTTAAAAAATGAATTGGAAGCTAATATGGAGAGTACTGCTCAACAAGATTTTCAAGAAGAGCAGAAAAAAGAGAAGGAGATACAGGAGAAATATGATACTCTTGAAGCATCCTTTAATGCTTACTGTGCAGAGTATAATATGACTCCTTTAGAGTTAATAGTTGCAACAAGCCATTGTTTAGGTGTGGGGAATCCAAGGGAGATTATTAATGCTTTTTTTGGATATTTCCAAACCTATACAGGTATAAAAGCAACAAATGTAATTGCGGTGGGAAATCAAGCATCAGGAAAATCATTCATGTTAGAAAATGCATTATCAATGATACCTGAAGAACGTATACATAAAGGAGTTGATAGTGTTGCTTATTTCTTCAGAAAATACAATGGAAAAGATTTAAGCGGACACATCTTCTTCATGGGAGATTTAGGTGGAGATTTTGACAATAACAAGACCATAGAACTGAGAGATACCTTAAAAGAGTTAACAACTGATGGATATAAAAAAAGAGGTATTGTTGACAAGGACAGCATGGAAGAAGAAGATCAGTTTGTAACTGGTAATCCTTGCTTGTCATATACAACTGCGAATGAGGAGTTAATTAATGATCAGGAAAAGTCAAGGTCAATTATTTTAACTCCTCAAATTTTAGACAGTGAAAAATTAATGATTTATAATAGTGTTCAAGAAGCACCTGGGAAATTTTACACTTCTTTAAACTTAATAAAACATATTACAAGGAGTGTTCAAGGTTTTGCTTTCAATTATTGTGTTGAGGATAAGGATTTTTTCAATCCGTATATGTTCACTATTGAGGAGCATTTGAAGAATCATAATGATTTTACGAGAAAGATTCAAGAGTATGAAGCTATCTTGAAGATTGTAACTTGTTTGCATCATCCTTTTGAGTTATCTCATGAAATATATGTTGACAGTCAATTTGCAAAGAAACAAACACCTATTGTGATTGCAAGTAAACAAGACAATATTAATGCATTAAACATATTCAGCTCATCAAATCTTTTGCCAGATGAAATTAAATTTGCAAATGGCTTGATTGAATCATATGAGATAGTTCAACAACCTACCTTAAGTAAAGAAGATTTTGATGCAGATGTGAGAGAATGGATACTTGATTCTTTAGATGCTAATTCAAAAGATTATGATAACTTCGCTTATAATTCAAAGATTGATGAAGATGATGCTTTTTTGAAGGATTATCTTTTTAGTGTTGAATCTTTGAAGAAAAAGTATAGGAATAAGCAATGGTTCCGTAAAAGTGGTGTTAAACAAGCAAGTAATCGTTTACAAGCATTGTATAATGAAGGGATTCTTGTAAAAGTGGGGAAATCTACTCATGGGAATATGAATGTGTATGCTTTGAATACTGGTATGGATAAACCAGTTGAGGAGGTTATACCAGAATTTAAACAATCTGCTTTAGATAAAGCAGTTAAATTGTTTACAGTTACATATCCGGATAATTCTGATGAATTATTAGATTTCCTTAAAAATGATACTGCTTCTAAAAAATCATTATTTGAAACTGTTGAACCTATTGTTAATGATTTACCTTATTTGGATGGTGTTGCAGATGAATTATAGTCAATTATTCAAAGACAAGCAACATACAATCACGATTAGACATCGTGATAAGGATTATGCTGAACAACGAAAAAATTGGAACAGCAAAATATTTGAGAAAACATTGCAAAATCAAGATGATAATTCGGATATTTACATTACAAAATATCCCAAAAATAGGATGGTGGAATGTATTATTCTTGATTTTGATTCTGAAGATATTGCTGTTGCTTTTCAAGATGTTGAAAGGCTAAAGAATAAATTAACCTTGGAAGGGCATAATTGTGTTATTGTTGAGTCTGGGAATAAAGGATATCATCTTTACATTCAAATAAGTCCAGTATTGTTTGCTAATGCTGAAGATGAACAAAGAGGGATTAATGATTGGAATAAATTTTTTTCAGAGTTTGTTCATTGTCTGATATTTTCAACAAGTTTGCAAGAGTCACATCTTGAATTATCTACATTGGATGATGTGAATACTAATGCAGGCTTGACTGGAAATATTCGTTTAATTGGCAGTAAACATCCAAGTTCACATAAAACTTGTAGAATAATTGAAGGTTCTTTTAAGGAAATGCAAGAACCTACTGAAAAGCAACATAGAGCATTAAGATATGCACATAGTAAGTGCGAAATAGTTGAGTTAAATAAAAAAAGGAGAATTAAAAAGTTAAAAATAGATGGGTTATCAGACCCAATTCAAGCAAATGACTTACGAGAAGTCCTGCCACAGGTAACTGGAGAAGAAATTAAAGTATATGACCGAGGATATGGTTATATGAAATGCCCATGGCATAATGACAACAAACCAAGTTTATTAATAACTAAAGAATGGTTTAGTTGCAGTGCCTGTGGAGAAAAAGGAAATATATGGACTTTAAAGAAGAAAGGGCTTGTAGAATTCGATGAAAATGGGAGGATAATATGAACTTCTGCTGTAAAATAGATGATCGTGAAGACAGTAAAAGAATTGAATCAGCAATGAAGTTCTTTAATGAGAATGATGTGCAGACAAAACAAACAAGACTGCCAGTTGGAGATTACTTATTCAACGATAAATTGGTCTTTGAATGGAAAACACCTTCTGATTTTGTGTCCAGTATCATGGACAGGAGGATTTTCAAACAAACTCAAAGAATGAGGCAATATCCATTCAGTTATATTATCATTGTCGGTAATGTGTATCAGCACTTAAAAAACCAGTATTTTATTAGGAAAAAAACTTCTTTAAAGGAGTTTACTATGAAAAACTTGTTAGGTGCTTTAGCAACATTGTTGGAGCATGATAAAGTAATAATGGTTGAAAATAAGAATCAAGCATTCACTATTATGACTTATCTTGCAAAGAATATTTTAGCAAAAGATAAGCATGAACCTATCGAAAAACCAGTTTGTAAAATGAGTGATAGTGTGGGAACATTCTTATGTTGTATTGATACTATTAGTACGAAGAAAGCAATTCTTATTAAGGAGCATTTGCGATTAGAAAGTTTAAGAGATTTATTGGAGGTTACTAAAGAGGATTTGGTGGGAATCAATGGTATTGGTTCGAAAACTGCTGATAAAATAATTGGAGAAATTGGTTAGATGGTTTATGAAGTGGAGTATATTAATGGGAAATGGTGGATATTGAATGATGGGGAGATAATCAAGAGTATTGGTGGTTTCTGTGAACCTATCTCTCCAGCAATAATTAAAGAGGCTATTGAAGATGAAATTGATTTGGAACGAAGAAGAGGAATGTTTTAAGAACGAGAATAATAAAGGGAAGCGATACTGGTTAACAAGGCGTGAAGCAGAAAGAATTATTCAATGTCATGCTTTAGGGTATTCTCCACAGGAAATTTATGAAGCGGAGAATTTTCAATCCACAAAAGTAAGTACTTCAACTATTAGGAACTTCATCAATCGTTTTGAAGATGATGAAGTAGTGTTTGAAGATAAAAGACAAACAATACAAGAAGAAGTAACTGAACTACATAATCGTGTTAGGTTATTAGAAGATTGGAAAGACAAGTTTGAGTTAAACTGGTTAGGTAAATTGTTGTTTAGGGGAAAGTGAGTGTGGCTAAAGGTAAATTTTACATATTCCCAGTCAGTGACCTTCATTTAGGTCATGAGAAATTCAATAATGAATTTTTCAAATTTTGGGATAAAACATTCAGAGAAACAAGTAAAAACAAATGCATTTACTTGTTAGGTGATTTGATTGACAATCCTTCTTCACGAATTGGTGCATTTGACAGCTCTATGAGTACAGAGGATTCTGTGCAACAAGTTATTGATTTATTCAGACCACACAAAAAGTATGTTCGGTTTTGTGCAACTGGAAATCATGAAAGAAGAACAAAGAAAGATTTTAATCTTGATGTGACTAAAATTATAGCTGAAAGATTGAGTGCAGAGTATACAAGTAATGATTTCTTTGATAAATTAGAAATCAATGGTAAAGATTTAATTGTTTATGGAAAGCATGGTACTCGATTCAGTAAAAGTCCCCAATTAGCAATGAGAGGTTTTATACAGGATATGAGTAGTATTCATGCAGATTTGTGTATGATGGGGCATAATCATTTTAGCGAATTTAGTAGTAAATATATTCGTGATTATAATGGTGGTAAAAGAAGGTATTATTGTTTTACTGGACATTTCCTAAATTATGAGAATAGTTATGCACATAATCAAGGTAAAGACATGAGTTTATGTGGATTTCAAAGATTAGAAGTCACAAATAATGGTTCAATCAATAGTAAAAATTATTATTTGGATGAGGTGAAATAATGAAGTTTTCATTATATGAATTTTCAGCTTTAACTAATTTTTTAAAAGGAGTTAGTAATGTTGCTGATGAAATAACATTCATTGCTTCTGAAGATGGTTTAAAATGTCAAGTTGCTTCCAAATCCATGACTACAATGTTTGAAGTGTTTTTTAAAAGAAGTTACTTTGAATTATTTGAAGTAGCAGACAATGAAGCTATTAGAATAGTTCCAAGTGATTTGTTTAAAATTTTAAAAACAGTAAAGCATGGAGAAAGCATAATATTTGATGTGGACTCATATGAACTGCATATTATTATTAATGGGGATCGGAGGAGGAATTTCACTATCAGTTTACTTGATGAATATGATACTTTTCGAGAATTACCCTCCTTTGATTTAAACATAGAATCAACTGTTAATTTAGATTTTTTGCTTGATTCCTTAAAAGATTTGGATTTAATGGCAAGTCCAGTGGTAATTTTAACAAGCGAGGATAATGATTTAAAATTCTATGGATTAAATGATTATAAAGGAGCGGTTGAATGTGCAGAGTTAGGAGAAACAAATAATGATGGGAGAGCAACATATAATATAAATAATTTTAAAGATGTTATAAACTTCCCAGACATTTCAAATGAAGTTAAACTCAAATTTGACAATGACTATCCAGCAATATTTAAATTTGAGAATAATGATGTTGAACTAACTACTTTAATAGCACCAATACTGGAGCAGTAAAAATGATTGGTTATAGTGATCATGGAGTTGGGTATCTTGACCCTGACCGACATGACCCTCAGATTTTGTATATGATTGCAGAGGAAAAAGAAGAGGAAGAAAAAAAAGAAGAATATAAAGAGGACAGGTTGGAAGATGTTGGTGTCTTCTTACATGTTGCTTTTGATAAATTATTAAGTTGGGAGGAATTAAATGAAATTTTTAGTGATAAATGGTGGTGAACACACTGGTAAAGATGTGTTGGCTCAGGCATTAAGTGTTTATGATGGTTTTGAGTATATTGAACCGTATACTACTGATGAGGAGCATAGTCGTATTTGGAATACTCCTTATGTGAAAGCAGATAAAATGAGAGTGTTAATGGGAGAAAATGTTCCTTTAGTATCTACATATGTTCATGATGAAATATATGTATATTTCAAAGAAATGATGAGTGAAACTGGTTTTAATGTGTTGATTCTTGATGATGATGGTTTAACACAATTATTGAATAATTGTCCTGAAGATTCAATTATTACTGTTAGAATTGCAAAACCGGATGTTTGCTCTTGTAGAACTGGCAGTATGTATTGTGATGATAATTTTGATATAGTGATTGAGTATGATGCTTTTATAAGTGATTCTGCTCATGCAATTAAGGAGTTTGCAGACAATGTGCAGCATAAATGAATCATATAAAGAGTTTGTTAAAAGAATAATCCAAAATGGACACTGGACTTTTAAAGATGGTAAAGAAATCCTTGAAAATTTAGGGAACATAGTAAGAATTGATAATCCATTAGGTTATTCTCATAAAGCAAAATATGAATTAATAACCTCTGGAGAATTAATAGATGATATTGAGAAAGGAGAGTTTGATATAGATGGATGTCCAATTAATGGTCAGTCTTTATCATATTATGTTAAAAGTTTTAACAGTAGTGATGTTGGTGGGTTTAAATATACTTACCCTAATCGTATTAAAGAATACTTTGGAGTCAATCAATTTGAAACCATGGTTGAAAGATTAATAGATGATTTAGGGTCAAATCGTAGTGTTGCAGTTACTCTTGACCCTAAACATGACTGCTCCGAAGAAGATATTCCATGCTTACAAGTGTTACAAGCAATTGTAAGAGATAGGAAATTAACTATACATTGCTTCTTCAGAAGCAACGATATTTTCGGAGCATACTATAGTAATATGTATTTCATCACTTATATTGGTATGTTACTTGTTGAAGAATTAAATCGCAGAGACCCTGTTAATGCAAATATTGTTTTTGATGGGATTTATTATTATTCCAGTTCTGCACATATCTACAAGACTGATTATGCTAATGCAAAGAAACTGGTGGGATTATGATTTCTGCAGAAGAATTAAGCTTGGAAATAAGAGAGTCTGATGACTCTCTTCATAATATTTTTTTAAAGAATGGTTTGAGTTTAGAAACTGCTTTTAAATTATTGGAAAAACGTAAATGGAAAACTTCTCCTAATGGGAGTAAGGATTATGTTTACCTTAAAAGAAAAGTGTATATTGTGAAAAAAAATGATGTTAATTATGGGCAGTATCAAACTTTAGAAGAAGCACAATCAATTGTGAAAGAATTAAAAAAATATGATTGGGATAAAAACAAATTATGCGATATTCAAGAGGATTTAGAGATTTATGAATATAGTACTGTTCCTTCAAAAATGGGTTATAGTAAGGTTTATAAAAGGCATGGGTGTTTTATGTTTAAGGATTTAAAAAGTGACACGATTAAAGGTTTGCATAGGCTCATGCATGAGAATGATTATACTTTGAAAAAATCCCCTAAACAGAAAGGGAGGTCATAAATAATGAGAGCGGAAACAGTAGCATTAGCAGTAAGTAGGTTTAAATTATCCGCGGATCATAAGTTGAAACTTGTGTTTAACGATGCGGAGTATTTGTATGATAATTCTATTATGATAGAGTGTAATAATACTTGTATGACTTTATCTTCAAAATTAGATGATGGGAAAATACATACATTGTATATTGAATATCAGTTCATTCAAGGAGTTGAAGTAATTGAAGGATAAAAAAGGAATAAATCTTCGAATATCAGAGGATTTGTTAAAAGAATTTGATGATTGGTTAAGTTTATTTCTTGAAAAAGGTTATGATATTAATCGGAGTGATGCAATTTCAGCAATATTAAGTGAATATATAGAGCAAATGGAAACAACTGCACATATGGAATCAGTTAAAACAAGTGCTTATGACTTGAAATTACTAATTGATTACTACTATGATAATTATAATCTTGTACGAAGAAGGAGTAATGGTTCATGAATAAATATTCAGAAACATTAAAAACAATTATAAAACAATTCCATACTGGAGATTTTGACAATCTTGAAAGTGCAATATGGAATGCGGAACAATTACTGAAAGAATATAATGTGAAATCAGCATATGTTGATAGAGAATACAAAAACGGTTTGTTAATATGTGTTTTTTATGCTGATGATGATATGTGGTTAGCAGAAGGTTTACTGTTAAAAGAAGGTTTTATTATACAGGAGAATAAAAATGAAGTGTGGATTACCGGAATTAAATAAAGAAAATGTTATGTTTATTCTTGATAAACATATTAAGGCATTAGAAATTATGAGATATACTCTGGAAGATGAAATTACAAATATTGATGAAGATAGTATAGCTTCAATACGTCAAGTAATGTTTGCAATATTATGTGCGAAAAGCATTAGAGCAGACATGAGAGAATTACATGAAGAACATACTATGTATAGTAGGAATGAGATTATAGAGTTACTTGATGAAGTCAATACCCAGTATGGTTCTGATTTAAAATTAAGAACAATGAATATAATCATTGCAACATACCTAGGGGACTTGTATAAGGATATCTATAAGTTAGATGCTTGCTCCGGATATGCAAAGTATGTTTTTGATGTTGAAGAGATAATGCCAATCTTAAAAAAGAAGGTAGAAGGAAAATGAATCAGTTAAACGAAGAGATTAGAGTTATTCAAACTCAAATCTCTTATTTAGAAGATAAATTATATCATAGTAAAAATTTAATGTCTGGAGAGCAAATCAGAAGCACAACAGACAAAATAATTGAATTAAGACAAGAATTAAAAGTAAGATTAAAACAAATTGAGGAATGAATATGTGTGAATCACCAGAAAAATTACAGGAATTATTCTTACAAAAAAGAGAATCATTGCTTGGGAAATGGGTTACTTTAAAATTAAATGATGATTCTGTTATTAAATTACGGATTGAAGGTGTTGGTGGAAGAGCAGTTAAATTAGGTAAATTTATGAATTATGATAAAATATTTGAAGAAGATGATTTAGTTGCTAAACAATTACTGGAAAAGGTGCAGAAACTATGAAGATATTATTATTAACTGGTGAAAGTGGAGTTGGCAAAACAACCATCTCAAAGAAATTATGTGAAGATAATCAGTTTCATGAAGTGATGAGTGCTTCAACAAGACAACCACGAAATGAAGAAGATAATGACCATTTTTATATTGATAAAGAAGATGCATGGGATTTCTTTTTAAATGGGGATATTGTAGCTTCAACAATTTTTGGAGGGGAGTTATATTTCACGAATTCAAGTCAATTTCTTGAAGATATGGTTAATGTGTATGTTGTTGATGATTTAGGTGTGTTTGACATTATAAATTATTGGTTGCCGAAAGGTGCTGATATTTATGTTGTGAAAATTGTTTCTGATAGAGAATGTGACCGTAAACATAGGGATTATCAAATATTGCCTGACTGGTGTTTTGATTTAATTATTGAGAATGATGATTTAGATGAAACTGTTGAGAAAATTAAGGAGATAGTATTATGACTGATTGGTGGAGTATATTAGGTGGAGGAGCAATAATTGTATTGTTAGTATTTATTGTTTGTTTACCGTTAATTTGTACGATTATATTAGGAACTTATCTTGCAACAATTTTAGGTTTAACTGGTGTTGTTTGGTGGAGTTTCGTAATCTTATTTTGGATAGTGTTAATGTCATTAATTACTTTTTTAGGAAAGGCAAAATAACTATTGAGAGGAGGGTACTATGAGTGTTTTAAGCGATAAAGATATCCTTGAAAGATGGGAAGAGTTATTTCCGTATAATGATAACCTATTAGCTTGTTTACAGAATCGAGTTCAACCTGCAAGTGTTGATTTACAGTTAGATAAAGTACTTAAAAATATTGATGGTAAAACATTCTATTTAGATGAAAAAAGTATGTATGTATTGCAACCTGGAGAATTCATATTAGGTTCAACAGTAGAATATGTAAACATTCCAGAGGATCTTGTTGCTCGTGTTGAGGGAAGGTCAAGTATTGGTAGGTTGGGTGTGATGGTTCATGTGACTGCTGGTTATATTGACCCTGGTTTTAGGGGCAATATTACTTTGGAGTTGTTTAATTGTAGTGATAAGCCTTTTCAGTTGAATTTTGGTGATTGTTTGTGTCAGATTGTTTTTGAAACATTAAGTAGTCCTTGTAAACAGCCGTATGATGGAAAATATTATGGTGATAACGGTGTTGTTTGCAGTAGATGGGAGTTGGAAAAATGATTGATTTAGTAATAATTATTTCAATCATATTAGGGGTTATTCTTATAGCTGATATTATTTTAACATTTAGGAGTATAAGAAAAGAACCGGAATGGTTTGCTGAAGCAATAAATAAGATGAAGTGGGAGAGAACTGGGAGAACTACATTGAAAACGAATATTAGTTTCTTAAACAGTGAACTTAATATTTTACTTCATAATGAAAATGTCTGTGAAGAAGTAATTTGTAGTGTTGATAGGGAGATTTCAATGTTGCATAGTAAAATTAGTTTAATTAACAATACAAATTTGGTTCAAAAAGTGGGGCATATAAATGATTCCCAGAGAAAAACATTAAGATTTAAACCAGAACTCATGGATTTACTAAAAACCACTGAAAAAAGAGCCACAATCAGGAAATCCGATAAAGGATTGAAAAAAGGAGATGTTGTGAAATGTGTGGCGACTGATGGGAGTTCAAAAGCATATCGAAAAGTAAAAAAGATTGAACAAGTGAAATTTAAAAACTTACATTATAGACATGCTAATCGTGAGGGGTATCATCATGTTGAATTGTTGAAACAGGAATTAAAAAGTAGTTATCCAGATATGAATGATGATACTGTTTTATATCAAATTATATTTGAATTACCAGATTTTCCTTGGGAGTTGTTTTAGAATGTATTTTTATAGAATAGAAGTATATCATTCATTTACTGAACCAACCTATATGATAATGAGCCATAAGTATTATTTTGATAATTACCAACTAAATATTATTGTACAGGAAGCATTTGATGAATGTATAGAGAAATACTCCAACAAAACATCATTAGATGAAGGTGAAGAACCATGCAGAATGGCAGTTGAAATCATTTTTGAAGAATATCTTCCTGCACAGTTACAAAATCATGGATTTACTAATATTAAAATTGATGAAACTTGCTCTATTATGGATGGTGAGTTATTTCTTGATGATGGGGTAATAAATCCTGTATTAAAAAAGAGATATTTAGACAAGGCACTTCCACCTTGTAAGAAATGTATAAGAGATGAATGTATCGTGCCAAATGTACGAAAAGATAACAGTTTACATACTATTACTTTTACTGTGGAAACAAGAGGTTATAATTTAAATGAAAAAGAAAAGGATAGTAATGATATTGAAGGTGATTCAAATAATGATAAGTTCAATATATCTTTATTAAAATTATATTTCACAAACTCTCACAAGTCACGGACTGAAGCAATAAAAGCAAGTGAAATCGTTGATAATATATTAGAAAATAATGATTTTAAAGATTATTGGACAGAATGGGGAGAAATAATAGATGGTAAACATAAAGGAGATATTGTTTGTGGTTTTGATTTAGACACAGACATGAAAAGAGGTAAAAAACTGTTAGAAGATTACGGTTTTGTCCTTGAAGATAATGAAGATGGTTTTTGGATAACTGGAGTGAAAAAATGAAAGAAGGAATATTAATTGAATTGTTGAAAAAAGTATCTCCAGATACAGAGGTAATGTGCCGTATCACAACAGATGACTTTGCACAATTAACAAATATGACTGTTGTGGACATTGAGGCTCTCGAAAAATACGGGGCATTTGTTTTAGAAACAAAGATGAGAATGATGAATATTGTAGATTATTAATAAAAAAAGGAGGGTATTAAAAATGATTAGAGAATGTATACTATGAGTGATAGATATACTGTTATTAATAAGGAAGAACCTCATGGGCAGAGTGTAGCAGAAAATGGAATTCCTTGCACTGCAAAATATTGTGTTACACAGTTAAATAGGTTATCTCAAGAAAATAAAGAATTAAGTACGAAAGAGACAATATTAAAAAATAAATTAAATGACTTATATGAATCCATAGATGAAAATTACACAGAAACATTAGAAGGACATGATGAATTAGATATTGTCTATGCAGATGCACAACTACAGTTAATTAAAGAAATAATGGATAGAGTGGAGGAATTATGACTGGCTATATAATAAACATTGATAAGGATTGTAATAACTGCATGGAATGTGTAGAAGTATGTCAAACAGGAATATTAACAGAAGAATTCATAAACATGGTTAAAAACAGAATGAACAGTGCAGACCCTCGTAAGGGATACCTTTTTCAGAAATATGTTCATAAATGTACTTATTGTGAATCATGCGAAGATGTCTGCGAACAAAAAGCAATATGGATTACTAATCCAGAATGGGAGGAATTACAATGTTAATAGAATGTAAAAAAAGAGCAGATGGTTGGATACCAGTTAAAGGAAATGAAGAAGAAATAATTGATTTTTTATGGGGACAGCAAAGAGAATATTTTAATAATCACGATGGTTACTTCGTTAAATTAAATGATGATGGAAGTATAGCTGTATCTGATGGGCAACCTTCTTTCGGAGAGTATATCGCAGTACCATTTTCTATAGCTAGCCAAGATATGATAAAGATACTTCAAGCTCAAAATTTTGTAAGTTTGGCTATGGAAAGCGATGGGACAATAGACACATTATTAAAAAATTGGAGGGTAAAAACTACAACTAAAACCTTTGCAGTAACCCAGAATGATATTCTTATCTTTAATATGGATTGGAAAATTGTGGATTGTTTAAGGAACGAACAAAATCAATTGTATAGGGATATTTTAGAAGCTAATGATTACATTGTGGAACAAGATGATTAGATAACACATTAAAAGAGGAATTATAATGATAGTTGAATGTAGTAGAAGACCGGATGGTTGGATACCAGTTTACGGAAATGAAGAAGAAATATGTGAGTTTTTATTGAAACAGAATTATTATGAAGAATATTCAATAGATAACAATGGAGATTACTTTGATTTTGAGGTGAATAATAATAATATTTTTGACGGGGAATATTTTAATAATCACGAGGGTTTCTTTGTTAAATTAAATGATGATGAAAGTATAACTGTATCTGAGGGGCGACCTTCTTTCAAAGATTATGTGGTAATGGAATTTAATAAGACTGATGACTTTGATTGGGTTAGTTGGTTATTTGATTCTCCAAATGTCAAATCATTACATAAAAATCTAATAACTAATAGTATAGAAATATTATGTTTACCATCAACGATTTTTGAAATACAAGAAGGAAGTATATTAGTTTTCGATAAAAACAGTAAAACATTACATAATGTTTTAAATAGAACATCTGTTACTATAGATGATGTTTTATTGGGAAATGGATATGCAGTACATGGAAATAGTATTAATCAAGAAATCTATACTTTACAAAAAAGACTACAGAAACCTATGAGCTTAGAAGAAAGAATGAGTATTATAAGTAGAATTCGTTCTTTAAAAAATAGTAAAAATAGAGAAGGTTAATGTTATGAATATTGATGTGAGTACTGAAACAGTTGCAATACTTATCAAAGTATTGTATGAACGAGAAAGAAACATTCACCCACAATTAATTCCCATAATGGTGTATTATAATATTGCATCTGCAATTTCACAAATAGAATTTATGGATTTTGAAAAATGGGTTACAGAAAATTTAGAAATAGCTCCAAAGGAAGCTTTTAATAAAATAAGAATAAATGATTGTAAAGAAAACGGTTTTTATATAGAAACCGAATCTGGAGATAATGTTATTGTAGCTTTAGGAGATGTTTAAATATGGATACAGAGGAAATAATCATTATGGGGGTTCTCCTTATTTTTTTAGGAGTGTGTATATATACAGGATATTATGAATTGAATTTGAAAATGCAAATAGCAAATACTCTACAATTACAAGGAATTGACTGGTGGTTTTATATACTGCATTAAAAAAAGGAGTGGGTTTTTAAATGTATCATAATATTTATAAAATAAGGAATGGGAAATATCAAATAATTAAAGGCAATCAGTATTATGGGGCTTTTGATAAATTAGAAGATGCTTTGTTTGAAAGAGATGCTTTAGAGAGTGTGGCTTGGGATATTGATAAATTATGTGAATTACCATATAAAGAAAATAAGTATTATGGGGTGGATTTACCTCCTTTTGAGCATATTCCGCGATATATTCAAATTGAAAAAAGAAAAAATAAAGTGAAATGGATTATCGTTAAAAGATTAGGAACTAAAAGAAGAAGGTTTGGAGCATATAATTCATTAGAAGAAGCGGAAAAAGCAAGGGATTTATATGTAGAGCATGATTGGGATAAAAAAAAGGTTAAAAAATTATTGAGAGATGAGAAGTTACAATTCTCTCAATAATCTATTTAATTGTAATTCAAAATTATCTTCTCCAACATTCTTAATATATTGTTTTAACCCATCATTAGAATTAGTGATGTTGGTAATTGTTTGTTTTAATTTCTTATTCTCTTTTTTTAATGTATCCTCTTTTATTCTTTCAACTATAATATCATCTTCACCTATATAATAAGTATACTGATTATACAAGGATACATTATTCATGTATTTAGCATACAATAATTTTTGTTTTAATGGATTTGTTTTAATATATGCATCTTGAGTATTTGTTTTACCTCTGCCTTGTAATTCATCAATATCACTTAATCTCATTGACTCTTCTGCAGTTAAATCTAATCCTTTAATATATGTTGCATTGAATCTACGAAGAGCATGAGCGGATAATTTACTGTACCCTCCAGCTGTTCCTAACTGGAGAGTGTCATTAAGTTGTTTTAATAATTTTGCAAAATAGATTTTATCATATTTGAATAATGGTTTGTCCAAGTCAAAATCTTCTTTTAGTTTTAATCTTGCTATTGCTTGAGTTGTTTCTGGATTTACAAAACCATAATATGGTTTTTTAGTTTTCTGCCTTATTAGTTTGGTTTCCCATATGACATTATCCATTTTACTTAATTTATGTAATGCTTCAACCGGATCATCTTCTTGATGATATGGGTAAAGGTCTTCAATAAACTGTCGGTTAGTGAAGTTTTTTGTTTCTTCATTACTGTATCCTCCAGTTGCCATTGTCATCATCCTTATTTGGACTTGTGGATTTGCAATGCTTATTGCATTTTTTATCTCCTCTTTTGTGAGGATATCATTGAAACCAATGTATGGGTTTCGTTTAATTGATTTTATGTTTAATGGGGGGATGTATGGTATGGTTACTCTGTTTCTTCTGTAAATGGTTTTGATTATTTGGAAATATTTGGAGATGGTTCCTCCTATGTTCCCTTCCATTAGATAGTTTCTGTAATCTAGTAACCGGTCATATAATGACAATTGGTGTTCTGGGATTCTTTCTGTTTGTTCGTTTAATGCTTCTTCCACTAGTTTTTCGATGCTTGTTTTGTGGAATTTTTCATAAGAGTGTACTGCAGAATTATAGGTCATGATTGACCTTTCTGATAATCCTGCAGTTGCATTTTCAATTACTCTGCTTTTTTTATACATATATATTATCTCCTTTAATATTTAATTTATATTATGTGGGAGAGAGCATTTGAAAAGTAATACTTTTCAGCAGAGTATATCATAATTTTTCACTTAATTCTCATATAGAATAGTATACCTTTTTATGATATACTTTTGACTCTCTAATTATAATCTATGGGATGCAGTAATATATATGTTTTTCCCCATTTTTTTCTAATATTGTATTTTCATTTCAACATAATCTATCCTAAACTCACTCACATTATATGAGGCAGTAGTTGTGAGATAACTTTCCTGTGGGATAACAAGTAATGCAAGGTTGTCTGACTCAATTGCAGATGCTTGTTCAGGAGTGAATGTGTGTGTAATAGTGAATGGTAAATATGTGTTCTTGTTTGATGATGTGAAATTTCCTTGAGTGATTTTTTCATCATAAGTTATATTGTTAATTACATCTTTTAACTGTAATTTTGGGAAATTCATGTGTCCTCCAGTTATACCTCCGAACTCTCCACAATATACAGTAGCTGTTAGTGTGCAAGCCTTTGTTGGTTTTGGGAATTTAAACACATTAAAATAAATCTGAGCAGGAGTAGTTCTTAAATATGCTGCTGGGCTACTGTTATGTGTGCAGGTAATTGCAGTTGATGCACTACTATTATTTTCTCTTTTCTGTACTCTTGCAACATTTAAAGAATCATTATTATATCCTTTATATTTACCATTAGTTCCGCCAGCACTTAAGGATAAAGGCACACGAGTATAAGTAGTTACAGGGGTTATTATCTTCACAGTATTTGAATAGGTTGCTCTGTTACTAATTTGGTCGTTGTGGGATTCTGCGAATTTACAGACAAATGTCCCATTCTCCTTAACAGTTAATTTAACCTCACCATTCTCATCAGTCCTATAGGTTATGTCATTGATTAATAATTCAAAATTGGGTAGTGGATAGCCATCTTCGTTTAGTGCTTGTACTGTTAAAATATCTCCTTCTAAAGTATACCCATCATTTTGGTAAGAGCCTCCAGAGAATTGTATTGACCCAGTAGTTTTCACCACATTAACAGTATATTGTTTTTCACATGGAGCATAAGTCATATCACCATTAAACACACTTAAAATAGTATATTCTCCTTGACATAATCTTAAACTTATTTTAGCAATTCCTAAATTATCAGTTGTTATGTAATAATTTTTCCCATTAATGGTGAATGCAACATTTCTACCTGTTAATAAATTATCTGATGAGTCTTTTAAAGTCACACTTAAATAATTCCCAACTTTAACAGTAGATTCTGCTTCTGATAAAACAGTTGATGTTCTTGGGTTAATAGTATAAATGAAAGTACCATAAGTATTATTGTATTGTCCTGCTGTACTATTTCCTTTCGCAATAACTCCAGTATCTGTTATTTTTAATCTACCATAACTGCTTCCGTTTCCTTGGTTTAAATCATTAGTGTAGACTGTTACTGGTGGTCTTAATTTTTCGGGGATTTCATGTTTACCATCATCTGGGAATAATCGGAAATAATATGCACCATCAGTACCATAGTCTGAACTGTTTCCGCTGAATCTGTAAAATTGGACAATTACAATGTTTCCTAATTCATAGATAACTATATAATTCTGTGTTTTATCTGATTCATCACGATAAATATATGTTGTGGGTATTACTGATGATAAAAAGTTTATTGGTGATTTACCATCTAATGTTTTAGCATCTACTCCTGATTCATTAATGGATTCAACAATTTCTTCAGTTGATGGTGATTTACCGTCCTCACCTTTGATTAATGACCAAGTGTATCTTGATGGGTCTTGACTTGTTTTTTGCACATAATCATAATATGTACCCATATATTTTCTGTTAGTGTTGTCTTCTGTACTGAAATCTGTTTCGCCTTTATCATCATTCGCATATGCAAAATGCATATACCCGTTAGGTGCAGAATAACCATTTTCTCCTTTTATTGATTTCGCCCAGTTAAATTGTTTATTAATTGTTTCACCATCAACACTAAAAGTTAAAGAGATGACCCCGCCAGTTTCCCCTCCAAGCAAATTGTCTTTAGGTGCAGTTATTGTTATCTGCCCATTATCTGTACTGGAACATTGTTTATCCAGATTATATGAGAACCCCAATTCAGTAAATGGATTTGGTGATGATGGAATGTATTCGCAGGGATATAATTTAGTGCCTTTGTAACAATAAAAAGGGATTGTAAATGAAAATGTGTCTTGTACCCTCTCATCACTTGTGCAGGGTATGAGTTGTGATTCATTCCCTAAAAATAAGGATATTGGACTTGAACCACCTTCTCCTTCTGTAAGTGAGGGTATTGTTTGACTGTCTAATAATTGATTTTCCGCATTATATAATTCACACTTGTAGAATTTAATTGTAGTATCTGATAGGTTTATTGTAATATTTGTATCATTTGATGTTTTGAGTAATGTGTAAGTGTTCCCATCTACACTTGCTGATACTTTTAATGTTCCTTTGTATATTTCTATTTTCCCTTTATTATTTTTATAACTGTAAAAAGTAATACTTTTCGGATTGAAAATATCATCCTTGTAAATGATCGTAGGCACACTCGCTTCAATAAAAAAAGAATCTGCAAATTCATTCTTAAAAACATCAACTTTTCTTTGCAACCTATCAACATCATGTCTTAAATCATAACTTCCTTGATTAGGCATAATAAATCATCTCTCCCATTGATATACATTTTTATCAGTAACTTGACTTGCAGAACCACTAAATAAAGTAGATTCTTGTTTAGCAGTTTCTCTTAACTCTATTAACAATTTCTGTAACTGAAATTCTTGAGCCATTTCTCCTAAACCCAATTCGGTACGGATTCTTGGAATTTGACTGTTGCTATAAGATATTTTAATTGACTGAACTCTTTTAACAGTATTTAATTTCTGTGCATCTGCTTTAACTTGCACTAAATCATAAATATCTAAATCAGGACTGCCTACAACACTTATCGTATAAGTATAAGTTGGTTTCCAATTAAACTTATCATTTTTTACTCTACTATAGAAATATGCTTCTTTAGCGGATAAAATTTGAGATGTAGTTTGTAAACTTGTTTGTTCACCATATTTTAACACACTACCACTCATTTTACTGTTAACATATTTATAAAAAGCCCCATCTTTAGTTTGGTTTTTAAACACATAAATACTATTATTAAACAATGTGGAAACTGGAGTGTAATTTATACTACCCCATGATAAAATATTATTATTATCTCCTTCTTCTGCAAGATATTTTGCTTTAGTTTGATTATCCACCATAAAATTAATAACATCATCTTTACGGTGTTTACTGTACTCCATATTTATTAAATAGCCACTTGCTTTGATTAATTCTTCTATTTCTGTGTTTATACTTTTACCACAACTTGACAAATCAGTTGGATTGATTAAAGTACCATTATTGAAACCACAGGCATAAATATCTAATTTACATGAAGCATTGTCAATTGTACCATTATTCATCTCATAATATGGGGCATTTGTTCCTTTTTCAGTAGTGGATAAGCTTTTAAATTTAATTTCTCTTAAATATATTTTCAAGTTTGTAGTATAATGGTCTGTGAAACCTTTACTATAACAATCTTCTTTAATATACTGATTACAATTAATAGTAGCTTGTTTAATACTATTATTCAAACAAATAGGGTCAAATCCTTTATCATTATTCCCATATGCTGATTGATGATTACTTTGTTGACTGAAATCAAGTACAAGATAACTATCAAAAGTTTCATTATTATCATTAACTACCCTATAACTAATTTGGAAAAATCCTTTAAAAATATTGTCTTTATCATACCCATTCACTATTTTAGTTACTGTTCCAGTACTTCCATCTGCTGACAAACCATCTGAAACAATAATCTCCACAAGGTCTTTTTTATTTCGTATTGGTGAGAATCTACCATCATAACCTGCATATGATGGGTCTACCCATCCTCCATTTTGCCATATTTGCACTGTACGATGAGTACCACTTCCAGCACTTGCACTATAATATTTAATTGCTCTTACACGATACCCTGCCCTCATAAATTCAATAAATAAATAAGCAGTCATACCGAAACAGTCACATTGTTTATTCTGCTCTACATAATCATGTGCAAAAAGGTTTTTCTCCAATGTTCGTGCATCAGAAATACTAATACTTGAAGCATTACCTCCATAACGAAATCCTCTTGCTTTACTCATAACTTGCTCAACAGTTAAAGTAGGTTCACTTTTAGTTGCAGAAGAAGTAATACTTGCACCATCAGCAGGAGTTAATTTAACTCTTTTACATTTAGCTCCAGCTGCTTTATCTCCTCCACAGTATCCACAGTAATCCGCATCACAACCACCTTTTTTCATACTACATGTTATTTCTCCTTCATAAACTCCTTTAGGATTATCAGTTAATGTTCCACTTTTACCACAATTGGGACAGTAATTTTTCCATGTTTTAGTGTATCTTTTATATTGTGTTCCATAACAACAAGCACATGATGGCATATGATTAACCGTAATTGTTTCTTTAGTTGCTACACTGTCACTTGAAGCACCAGTTCCACTTTCTGTACTTGATGAAACATCAGTTTCAGTTTTCGGGTCACCTAAACCATAAGTGAAAAAGAAATTATGATAATCAGTAATGTCAATTGGATCACTTACAAAATCCTTATAATCATATAAGTACACTACTTGCATATCTTCACTTGTGGAATTATTTCTAACTGTTATGAAGTTCTTATTAGTGTTTAATGATAAATTATTGCTTTTAACATTTTTAATATTTCCTTCTTCCCCATAAGTGCAAGTTACTGCATTTGCATATGATTCTCCACCTACAAGATAATTTTCATTAATATTATTCTTTAAAGTGTTCTCGAATAAATCACATAAATATTTTAATGCTGAACCATACCTTTGAAAATCTTTATAATCTTCTCCAAGATATTCTTCATGATTTGTTGTTCCTCCAAGTAGAAACATTTCATTTAAAACATATTTGTTTTGCCCATCAATTAAACGGTCTGCTCCAGTAATTGTTAGCTTAGTTCTGTCATTGTCAGGTAAAATACTTGAAACATATCCACCGAAGATTTGTTTTATATTTCCATCTTCATCTTTTGTGTAGAGGTTCATTTCATCATGGTAATCAATGTAAAATCCACTACTTGATTCTCTGCATTCAAAATCATTATCATAACCTACGGTGCAGGTTACTTCAGCAGGTTTGGTTTCACTTGTTTTTGATACTGTTGCTTGTGTGAACATTAAATTAGTTCCTGCAGAGTCAATGTTATCTCCAGTATATGTTTTTATTTCTCTTACTATTGCTCCAAGAAAAATAGTATTTACGGGCATACGGACTGTTATATTATATAATCCTTCTTTTAAATCATAGAATAATGTTTGTCTTTTTAATATATCTACTTCTCCATCAAATACAATTGTTTCATCTTTTATTGTGTTGTTATCTTTTTGTATTTTAACAGACCCTGTCATGTCTTTATCATCTTTGTTTAAGTAGATGATGTCCATACGGTATTCATTATTTTTTGTTGCTGTGTAATTGTAATTGATGTTGAATCTGTTTGTTTTATCTGTTGATTCATAACCTATCCATGCATATTGTGTTATCTTGTTTGCATTTTCCATTGCGAGATTGTTTTGATAAGCACTATATAATTCTGTATTTATATGATTGTAACTGAATATTTCTAATTTGATGTATTCGTCCATTGGTCTGACTACACTTTTTTTATGTGCGGAGTAATCTCTTGTAATATGTTTTTTAACCATTGTCTACTTCACCTTAGTATTTCAATTACTTGCTCGTTCATATTCATATATTCCAAGCTTAAATTTTCTGATGAATCTATTGCATCTTCGTTCAGTAAGTGTGGTGCTAATATTGTGCATTTACTTCTTTTTAATGTTCTGGTTGTGAAATTATCATAATTTGGTCTTATGATTTCAAGAAAACTTGCTTCGTTTTTAGTGTATAAATTAACAAAGAAATTATTTATAAAATAGATGCTGGTTTCATCTAATGATTCGTTTGGTTGATGGTAATCAGTATAATCTCCTTCGTTTAGCATTAAGTTGTTGAAGTAGATTGGATAATCGCTTGTTATTCCGATTATTTCTAATTTGATTTGAATATATGATGTTTGATGTAGTTCTTCTTCAGTTATATTGAATGTGTTTGTGTATTTCTGGTATGTGTTTGCTACAATCCATTGTTTGCCTTTGTAATTGTTTATTTCTTGTTTTTTAAATGTAAAAAGTTTTAGAATTGGTTTTACAATGCATACTCCCACACTTCTCATTTTTCCAATGGTGAATGTGAGTCTTGTTGTGTTGAAGTTTTTTGTTATTTCTTTTTTAGGTAGGGTGATAATATATTTTGTACTCACGAATACCTTTACCTCCTATTAAATAATTTAAAATAAGTATGATTAAAATAATAAGTTTGATTATAAGTATGTATTTAATTAATTGATATTTTAATTAAATAGATGTATAGAGTATACTCTAATAAAATATACTCTTCAATCTACATTAATTTATTGATATAAATCAGAGAACACCCAAGAAGGATTATATGCTAAAACAGTACCATTCATACACCAATTACTACTAACACCATTACCACTTAAAACTGATGCAGGGTCACGATAAATCCATTTGCCACCAGTATGTTTAGAGTGTTTTAACCTAATTCTAACATGACCAGTTCCACTCTTACACCGTACATGAATAAACTGCACAGTATAACCTAAACCAGTTCCAACACGATATGCTAATTGTGAACTATCTGTACAATTGGCTCCTTGACGATTTTTAATCCTATTAATAGTTGTATCAGTATTATACCTGCTATTATAATAATAACTATACCCTTTACCTTGTATTTTACTTAAAAACTCATCTATAGTGTTGAATTTTCCAAAAGCATTATAACATTTATTTAAAGTACCGTCAGTTGTATTGCTGGTTGTACCATTACCATGAGCATCATTAACATATACAATCGCAGGACTCCTACCATGCAGTACCTCATAAGCACTTACACGATTATTCATAGAAACAATAGTGTTAGTATAATATTTAACACCATCTCTTCCAGTCACATAATTCGGAAGGAAACTTAAATCTTTATTATCAAATATTGCACATTCCACAAACTCGGATATTAAACTATCTGCCACTACATTATCCTTTCTTTCTTTAATAGTTTTTATGATAGTCCCATAGTCTGCTACTCTGTTAAAGTAGTTATAAGTTTGTCTTGTGTTGAATTTTTTATTATTTTTCACTAACCACCATGCTATTTTATTGTTGTTTATGGTGTAATCTGTAAATGATATGTAGTCTTTACTCATTTTTTATCACTTCCTTTTAATAAGCATTTGTTGTTACGATAATAACAACATTTTTCTACTTCTTTGTCTTTATCATGTTTACATTCTTGGTCGCATTTTAAATTATTCATATTAATCACAATAATTGTTAAACCTAATAAATTACCAGTTTCACTGTTTTAACTCAATATTTAAATCATATATTACATCATAATTGTTTATATGTAAAAAAACCTCATTCAAAGAAGTTAAATATAGTGCAGTATGGTATTCTCTATAAGTTATTGTTTCATGTATCTCCTCACCCGTATATTCATCAGGATAAGTGGTTTCTTCTGTTTTTTCATCGCTTAATTCGATTCTTTTTTCTGTGTCATTTATTTGTAGTTTACAGGTTTTTTGTTCTGTGACTATTTTGAAGGAGATGTTGTATTCTCCTTCTGGTTGGTTTTTGAATAGTAATATTTTATTCATAGTTCTTCTCCTATCTTTATACAGAATAAGGTTTGATTTTAATGTTTTTAACCTTAATAGTCTTATCAGCTACCCATTGAGTCGTATGAATATTCCATGTTTCAGTTGTACCAATCCAATCATAGTTTATGATTACAACTAATTGGTCATTCATATACCCACTTAGATTATTGTCTTCCTTAATGATTTTGCATTGACAATATGTTGTTTGAGTAGTTTCGGAGTAAGGGGTTTGAGTTTCATTAGTACCGCCCCAGTAAATGTATTTTTGAGTTTTGAAGTTTGTATCAGTCCCACTGTCAAAGTGTTGTGTACGGGTAGTGTCTTTTGCTCCTACACCACACCTTGTTGCACCTTGCCATTGTACATCATATGTGATTATGAAATTCCCAGTAATGTCTAATTGAAGTACACTATCTCCTTTACTACTGTTACTGGTGCTTGTAAAGACCCCATCAACCACATTATTAGTTGAAGAATGTCCTGTTGGATTAATCCATGTATCAGATGCTTTAAAACCATATTTAATACAATCCTCAACTTGTAGTATGTTTGAGTAAGTAACCTCCGTACCACGGGCAAGTTTCATCTTCACACTAACATCACCTATACCAGTGCAAGTGTAAGTTAAAGTATTATCCTGTGTTTTAACCGTACAAGAATCCAACACAGTATTATCATTAGTATTTATTAACTCTACAGTTTCACCAACATTCAAATATTCAGAACTATCAAAATTAAAGGTTATTAAATCACCAGTTTCACCAATCAACTCACCAACATTTTCTAAAACAAGTACAGGTGTTTCAACTGGAGCTGGAGTAACTGTCCAATTCGCAGTAACACTCGCACCCTCATATAAATTATCCTCATCAAACTTAAACACCTTTGTAACATCACCACTAACATCATTAGCACAATTAAACACTGCACTACCCTCACTATTAGTAGTTTTACTCCAAGTACCAGTATAAACTGTTTTACCCTCTAACGGGTTGTTCTGATTGTCTTTCAAATATACTGTACAGGATACAACATCACCCACAGTAACACTACTTTTATCAACAGTACAAGTTAAAACAGTTGTTCTTTTCATTGTTGTAATTTGGATATTTACATTTTTTGGTTTATCATATTTATCCCAATCTAAATCAGGATATAAACTCCAACCACTTGTTCCTACAGTATCTTGAACACTTGTGAAACTCCAAGCACCCTCACTACCAGTTGTTGCTTTAGCTTGACCTGCACCATCAATAATTTTAACATTACTTAACGGAGAACCAGTACTTGTTTTCAAAGTACCACCAATAGTAACAGTTTCGCCAACATAAACATTTGTACTGCTTGTACTACCAGTAAATACAAGGTTAATTTTACTAATAGTTACTGAAACAGAAGCAGTAGCTCCTTGATAAGTCTCATCACCACTATAAACTGCATCAACAGTAAAACTACCTGTTTTATTAAACTTATAACTAAATGTTTCACCAATATTCTTTGTATACTCTGCACCATCAACTGTATACACTATTGAACCAGTAACTCCCTCTGATAAATGAGGAGTGAAAGTTAAAGTATCTCCCACAACCCCAGTATCTTTATCAACAGTTAAACTAAATTCAGAAACTGGTAAAGAACTGTAACTAACTTCACTTGACTGTGATTTTAAACAATCACTATTACCCATGAACTTCGCAACAAAAACACCAGTATTAGTTTCAGACTGCAACAATAAAGTAGCAGTTTTACTTACATACTGCTCACCAACTTCAACACCATCACGATAAAACTTAACAAAACCTTTACCAATAAGATTACTTACAACAGCAGTTAAAGTAAAAACACCATCAACCCAATCCACAGTTAAATTCGTGGTGGTTTTATGAGTGTAACTATCAACTTCCCTAACATAGAACACTTTTTCTTTTAATTCTTTATCATATTTAGTTCCAACAATCATTTTTAATCCACCACAACCAACTCAAAATTCTTAACTAAAGGTTGATATAAATTACTTCCACCAAAACTAACCTGCAAATCATATGTATTACTTAACAAATTAATATTCAACCTTGCCTGACCATTACTATCAGTAACTCTCGTATATGACACTCCATTAACAGTTAAAGTAATAACCACATTCTTCATAGGTTTATTTGAATTATCAGTCATAGTGCAAATAACATAAGTCCCTTTTTTAACAGTAGTTCCTGAAATCTCTGCACCTTCACTATTAACCACACTTGTTTGACTCCAACCTTTTTTAACACTACAAGATTTACTTGCTTTCGCAGTAATAACATCTATATCATTAACATCATACTCATCAGGATTAACATCAGCCAATTTCTCACAAAAACTAGCTTCAATAAGATAATCACCAACCAACAAATGGTTCTCCAAATAAGCAACACCATTACTATTCGTAGCTTTAGGATAATCCAAACCATTAGCAGTAATATTAACCACTTTACCTGCAGGAACTGGTTTACCACCACTGGTCAAGAGGAAATCCCAACCCCCTTGATCATAATACAAATAATCATCAAATAAAGGAGTTAATTTATAAGTATCATCAAACACTTCAACCGTAACCTTTTCAGATAAAGCATAATCATAACCATCAACTTCAGCCCAAACTGCCTGAACAGTATGCTCACCAATTTCATCAAAAATATATTCAATATAATTAGGAGGTTCACTTCCAGGATTATATGCTCCGGTGTCCATATATAGTGTTGCAGGAATCATTTCCCCATCAACAATAAAACAAACTTCTGCAAAGTCAAGATTACCACTCCAAACCTTAAACCTACAAGGTTGACTAATACCTAATTTAGAAACTTCCACATTATCAGTATTCAACAAAGTAAGACTTAAATTAGTATATGATGGAGTAAACTCCTCACTATCAACACCAATACAATCAGACCTTAACAATCTTTTACTGCCAATACAAACTGGGAATAAATTACTATTATCCACTAATTCATAATTATGAGGATATTCACTAACTGAATCACCCACTCTCTCTGCATACACACGAGTAAACTCATCTAAAAAGTTAATATCCTCTGTAGGGTGAGATACTCTAACAAAAGGTCTTCCTCTCCAAACAGTTAAAATAGTGTCTGATATTTGGAATTCTATTTTATCATCAGTAAAACTGTTAATATTCATATCATCATACTTAGTCAGTTGCAAAGTATTAGTTAAAATATATTGTTTACTTATCCTATCATACTTGTACAATGTGAGTTTCCCATTTAAACGATTTACTCCCACACGAATTAAACCATTAGTAATGTAAACTACTGAATGACTATTATCTAAATTAACTAATTGTGTTCCTTCCTTACTCTCTAAACTAACTCCAGTATGATATTGATAATATGGTGTTAAATTATAACTGCATTCTGTCCCATCATCATTTAAATAAAAGATAGTTCCATCTTCAGACTCTCTTGTATAAATTATATCCTTGTTTGGAACTGGGAATGGACTTACAAGTAAGTTTTGATAATATGGACTGTACTCGTTACTTATTGTTAATTCACTTAACTGATAATTGAAATAATGTATAATTGGAGTTGCATCAAGATCTTGATTATTATTTTTTAATTCCACTTCAAAATAATAATCCCCATTTTCAAGAGCTATGTCTTCCAATATTAATTCTTTACCAGAGAAACCAGTGTCAACAACAGTTAATTTATCATTCAATAATTTAAATTGTAAATCAGAACCAAATAAAGGAGTTCCAGTATTTGGTTCAGTAGCATCATTAGCTAATTGGATTTTACGATTAATAATTACTTTATAAGCATCTTTATATAATACTCTTCCAATAACTCTGCAAGAATGCTCTTCTCCATCATGTGTAAAATCAAAATACTCATATTCAAATACTGTATTACCTGAAACACTATCAACTAAACGGAATATTCTTGAAACATGATTATCTCTTGATTCAGTATTAACCGTACTTGCCCAGTTCATATCAACCATACATTTGATTGATAATTTATCCTGTGACCTTATTTTAAAATATTCCTTTTCATCTAACACTACAATATTTCTACGGTTCACATCAACATTGTCCCCATTATAACCAATAGTTCCAGTTGAACTGCAGTAAAATGCGTCGCTTAAGTCACAACCACTTTTATAAGTTGGTTTAAGCAGGTTTGGGAGGAAATAATCAGAAACTCTGCTTCCTTTATTGATTAAAAATCTTGTATTAATATTATGTGTAATATATTTTACATCTATATCACAATCATACCATAATGGATTATTACCCACTCTATCAGTAGTAATCTTGTAAATTTCACACCAACCACGATGATTAAGAGCATCTCCTTCAAAACACAAATGATTAGTGTTTATAGGAATTGGTTTATCCATTTCAATCATACCTTGAACTGTAGACACGTCAACAGGAGGCAATCTCACATTCAAACTTATATCCTCATCAATAGCTCCTTTTTTACCCATATACCTTTTATTCTTATAATAAGTATTAAGCAAAGTATCTTTAAAAGTGGATTTCGGTTTGTAATGTGTTTGTTTTAATTTAACGCAACCAATATAATCAATATCATCAAATCTTTTAGCACATAAAGTAGGTTTTTTAACTTTAACAATACTTTCAGGCTCTACAGTTCTACAAGGTAAAATATAAGCTCCAGTTTCAACAGTTGAAACTAATCTACCTCCACAAACATAAGTATCTTTACAGTTAAAAGAAAACACATAATCATAAGGAGCTTCCACAAAATAATCATAAGAATATGTTGTTTGAGTATCTGTAGCTACTACTTCAACTGTAGCATCACCAGTTTTCACAGGATAAAAATAAACATCAAAACTAACATCAACATACTCTCCTTTAGGAACATTAAAAGATATTAATCCATTAGGAGCATCAACTGATTTAACAGTAACATCTTTACTACAATGGTCAAGATTAGCAACTATCTTATAAGGTTGTCCTTGATTAGGGAGCAACACTTCAAAATCAGCAGTACCATCATTATTAAAAGTTTTACCATCAACAGTAATTATTGACTCCGCACCTTTATGACATTCATTAGTTGAGATAACTAATTGCTCATCTGCTTCTGCTTCAATATTGGCATTTTTATTTATGTATAACCATCTATCCCATGAACCAATATTCTCCCCATGGAATCTAACTAACTTATAACCACTTGTTCTTCCGTAGAATGTAAATGTAGCATAACAAACACCACTTTTACCATGATTTAACAATGTTAAAGTATTAGTGTTATTATCCCATTCACATCTTGTACAAGCAACATCTTTAATATGCAATCCTTTAGGTAAATCCACTTCTAATTTATCCCCACCTTTCAAATTAGGTGCAGACATATTCTGTATTTGGATTTTAGCAGTAAATGGCAATCCACAAGAAGTATTATACCCTAAATTATTCACTACACTATAACTATCCACTTGTCTTGAAGTAAATGGGAAATCAGAACCAAACACAAAATAAGGTGTTTCATAATTAACAGTTACTCTAACCCAATCCAAATATATTAAACCTGATGAATCTAACTGATTAGGTGGGAATTGTAAAATAATACCAAATAAATTAGAATTAATCTCTGATTTCTTAATATTTTTACTAAGTAAATCCGCTTCAGTTATTTTATAAGAATAAATATTTTTATAAACACTAACAAGATTATCATTATCCACTCTAAATGTATTAGTGAAATCTAAATTATTATGCCCAATACTCCTACCATAATTCACAAATCCTACTGGAGCAGTTGTTTTAACAGAAGAATTACATGATAATTTCACTTCAAAAGTAATATCCTTAATATATTGGTGTTCATTCAAATCCAAATGAAAACCATACACATATAATTGCTGTGGAACTTTACCATCAACATAAGAACCAGTTGCAAAAGTATCAGTATCTTGAAGAATATTATTCAAATCTTTCCAAGTAGTAGAATCCACTCCACCATGAGCTACTTCATCAAAACTGGTTGCATATTTAACTGTTTTCATACTTCAGTCCTCACATCCCATATCACACCATTAACTGGGAACACAACCTCATTCTTAACACGAACAGTCTTCGGAACAATACTATAAGCAATCACATACCCAGTATCAGCACTACATAAAAACAAAGCTTTCAAATCAGTGAAACCATCACCAACATCAATTTGAAAACTACCTTGAGCAATACTAATATAACGATTACCATTAATCCCATGATTATAATTAATCGCAACCAAACCATTATCCCCTATATCTATCAAAGTTACTTTATTATTCAAAGTACCAAACTCATCAAGACAATCATTAATATTATCAGGACAATCAGTTGAAACCATAAAACGAAAATTCTTATTCAAACCATCCATATCCTCAGTATCAAAATAACCTTCACGATTAATATTATCTAAAAAATCATCAACTCTTCTGAAATTAAAAATATATTCAGCATCACTCATGCATCACACCTCACATTTTCTTTAATCCTCCAACCAATAGTCCCTGCAGGAATAATTATTTTATTAGTGCATGGGAATCTATCTGATAAAATACAGTAAGCCACAACTTTTTTAGTTGTAGTGTGTCTTATGAATAATGCTTTCACAAAAATATTATCCTCACCAATATCTATTGTACTGTCTTCAGGGAATGAGATTGTTCTTTCCCATGATCCACTTTCTCCACCATACACTAATTTGACTGTTGCAAGTTTCCCTGTGTGAATGTTGACTGTGTTTTTTAATTGTCCATTTTCTATTGCATCATCAATATCATGTAATTGATTTGTGTCTGATGTGTCTGCTATGATTATTTCATAGTCTGTTTTTGATGGTGTCATGGTGTCTGCACCATACCATCCTGTTTTATTCCAGTTGTCCCAGAATGTTTCGATTAATGTCATGTCAAATACGAAACTTTGTTGTACCATGTTGTTTTTCCTCCTAAAAAAAGTTGAAGAAACTACCTTAAATAGATAGCCTCATATATATGTAAAAAGGGTATTTATGTGTGTTTTGTTAAACCCCTATAATATTCGAAGTATTCATAGCTTCTGCCATGCCCTTTTTAACTCCACTCTGTATTTTACTATCCAAATCATCAACACCGTACACATCACCCTCAATACGGACAGAAACAGTTATAGAATTGTTTGTTGTATTACCAATATCCATATTTCCAGAAGGTGAACCTGCAGATGCTGAAGGAGTCCAAGTTCTTCTCTTTTGCCACCCAGTAGTGTCCATTTTCTGACCATTAATCACAGCCCACACATGAGGAACACCATTCCAAGAACCATGAGCCATACTACCACTAAAACCACAGGTACGAGCCAAAGCCAATAAAGCATTAGTACCATCATAACAATTCACAGCACCAGTCTGCAAAGCAGCAACCCAATTACCACACTTACTACTATCCATATAAAAATCATATTGAATAGCACTAAACAATGCTTCAGCCATACGTTTGAATTCATCAAAACTAACATTAGGCTGACCATTCAAAAATCTTTTAACTTTAAAATTAGTATTAGTATCAATCCAACCCATAATCCTTGGAGATTTAGCATCCCACTCATTAGTGGTGTTTTTAATTTTACTGAAATGTTTCGGACTCCAATCTCTCCAAGTACCAAAAGCACCATTCATGAAACTTGCCAAGAACTCATTAACATTAACTTTTTGATTTGTTTCAATACAAGAACCATTAGGACACATCATCTTCAGCAAATCATTTAACTTCATTGATTCAGGTAAACCAGTTGGAGGAGTTCCTGCTCCATGTTTTCCAAAACTAGAGGTTAAACTTGGACTGCCTGCACTACCACTTGTTTTACCGAAAACACGGTTAACTGCTTTCACACCACGATTATATCTTCCACGATTAGTGTATCTTGGAGTTGAATCAGGGTCCCCTGCCCCCCAACTACTTGGGTTTTGCAATTTACGGTAAAAACGACCAATAGTACCACTTAACTGATTAAAATGACTTGTTGATTGTGTTTTCAACTGATTAGCACTAGCAACAATATTATCCTTCATATGCACCCAAGCATTAGTCATCTGATTAGTAACATTCTGAGTACTATTCCTCATATTATTCAAACTAGTGGTAGTTTGAGTTTGCATCTGATTATATGCTTGTTGATTCTTAGTAGTCATACCAGTCAACAAAGTCTGCTGATTAGTATTCATACCAGTATAAGCAGTAACCATACTAGTACCCATACCATTAAACACACCATCAACAACAGTACCCAAAGTACTGAAAGTATTCATAGTATTCATACTAGTATCATAATTCAACTGCTCCGCATATTGAGCATCAGACTGATACTGAGCTAAAGCATCTTGATTAGCAGAAGAATCCATACCTTGAACCTGTAACATTTGAGCAACTGCCGGATCAAGTTGAGGAATATCATATGTTTGAGATAAAGCATCAGAAACTTGAGTTTGTAAAGTATCAACACTCGGAGTAACACCATCAACCATAGCTTGACCAACTAAAGCTGCATTATCATAAACCTTAGTTGTAGCTCCAATAATAGCAGATGGTAAATCATTCTGGAATTCTGCTTTAACTTGGTCATGAATAAAACCTGGGGAATGCCTTTGAAGTATACTGTTAATACCATTCCATATACTTTGCCCTACTTTTACTGCAGCACTATATGCTTGACCTGCTGCTTTAGCAACTGCATTAACAACATCTAACATTTCAGATGCAACATTACCCGAAGTTCCTTGATGACCTGACTTTTCACCATCTTTAATATTTTTACCTACATTACGACCTTTACTGTTAGCTGTACCATAAGTCCCATCAATCATCCCTAAAATACGGAGAATATCTCCAACAATCGGGATACTATAAATTGCTTGTTTTAATGCATCCCCTATTTTATCTCCTAATGTTTTACCTTTATTTGAAGCTGTTTGATTTCCTCCATCAATTAAGCCTAACATTTGAAGAATGCTTCCAAGAATAGGTATGTTTGCCAAACCAGTTTGTATTGCTTGACTTATTGGTTGTATAATATTATAATTTACCCAATTAGTTATTCCAGTCCATACATCACCAAATAAACTATTTAAGAATTGACCTATGTCAATAATTACTCCTGCAAGGTATCCAAGTGGGTCTGATGCAAATTGACTCCATGCTTGTTGTAATGGTAGAATAATACTATTGTTTAACCAGTTCCATATACTGGTTAAAGCATCTGTATCTCCACTTCCAAGTAAAGCATCAAGCAACATTCCAATTCCAAATTCAACACCGCTAATTAAATATCCTAAGGGGTCACTTGCAAATTGGTTCCAAGCTTCTTGTAATGGTGAAATAATGTTGGAGTTTAACCATTCCCATATCATGGTTAAAGCACCTACTGTTCCAGTATTTAAAAAAGCATCAAGTAACCAACTAAGACCACCCATTACTCCTCCTCCAAGAGAACCTAATGGGTCTGCCATGAAATTATTCCAAGCTTCACTTAACGGTTGAATAATATTATTATTGAACCAGTCAGTAATTTGACCAGCAGTTCCACTTCCAAAGAGAGCATCTATTATCCAACCACCTAAACCTCCTAATGATTGCATAAATATTAAAGACATTTTCCCTAAAAAACCCCCTAAAAACTTAACACGGTTAACTTGTAAAGAAGCGAATAATCCTCCTAAATCTCCAAGCACATTAATCCAATCAATACGTGCCAACCCTTTAGCAACATTTTGACCTAAAGCACCCCAATCAAAATCATTAAACGAATCAATAGCTCCTTCCAAAGCCCCAGTAATTGTTTTAGATAAATCCTGACCCATCATCTCAAAAGATTTATCTAAAGGGATTCCCTCCGTGAAATATGAATTTAAATCATTCCACCATATTTTAAATTCACCAACCATTGCTTTAGCACCTGCCCACATATCACCTTGATTAAATGCTTTCCAAGCTTCACTTACTTTATATACTTCCGCACTTTGCTCATCAAGGTATTTAGTAGTTGCTTTAGTATCCGCACCCATATCTCTTAAACGGTCTATATGATTACTAATTGATTGGTTATGTTGGTCTAAATACAAAGCTTGTTTTTGAAGTGATTCATTAATAACACGATTCCCTCCTTCAACGCTTCTCGCTAAATTATTAGCTTTATAAGCTGCCTCATCTTCACTTAAACCTAATTTTTTATATTGTTCTTGGAGAAACTGTGTATTTTCCCCTTGGATTCTCATTTCCTGTGCTTTATGTTGAGCATCATAACTTCTTGCTTGTTGAACTGCTTTAAGTGATGCTTGATAATCCACGTTTGCAGATTTAGCCATGTTTGTAGCATGAGCTAAATATTTCTCCGCATCTGCAGAATCCCTTGCATTAGTGGCATTTGCTTTATGTTGTTTAGCACTATTTGCCACTCCAGTCCAGTACTTCTCACGATTTTTAGCATCTTTTATGTAGTCATCACCATTCTCAACCACATCTTGAAAACCCTCAACTGCTTGTTTAGCTCTTTGACAACTATCATAAACTACACCAAATGCTGCTGCTAATGCAACTAAAGCAACAATTAACACAACATTTATCATTAAACCAACTCCTACACCACTTGCTAAAAATGCTTTTAATGCTTGAGTTGCACTCATAGTAGAAGCTTCGACAATACCAATACTTTTATTTAAAGTAGCTAATTTTTGAACGAAAGATAACGATTTAAAAGCAGTAGCATCCATTACAGAACTATAACTTAACAAACTTGATTTACTCAGGTTAATCTTAGCATTAGTCCCTGCTAAAGAAGCCGTAAGGTTTTCCAAACCTTCCTTATACTGTAATGTTCCTTGTTTCGCAATATTAGTTCCATGAGCCATTAAAGTTAAAGTGTGCATCACTCCCCTTTGAGCCACACTTGCACGATTCAAACCTAAAACCCTACTTGCAATCGCCTGACCAAAAGATAATTCTTTACCAATGGCAGTATTAGTTCCTGCAATCCATGCTTTCAACATAGTCATAGCAGAAGTTGAAGCAATAGTTGTTTTATCAAAACCTAAAGCAACACCTAACAAACTCCTACCAAAACCTGCGGAAGCAATCTCCGCCAAACCCATATGTCCTTTAAAAGCAATTAAACCAGTAGTTAAAACACCTAAAGCAGAAGCAACACCTAAAAATTGTGTCATTCCTTGAGTGAAAAAACTGGAATTATTATACCAATTTTCCACAGCACCAAAAGCACCGCTTATTAAATTAAAAGCACCAACAATCCCTGGTGTAATAATACTTGTTAAATCAGCTACGAATTCACCAAAACGATTTTTAAGAATTGCTAAAACATCACTTAAACTTGTTGCTTGTTGAGCAAAAGCATCCCAATTCCTTTGTTCAGCTACTTTATCTAATGCTCTTTGCAATGATGCGATATCTTTTGTATCTCCACTCCAACCAAGAGCTTTTAAATCCTCTTTACCAACACCAGTTTCACGACTTAAACGAAGGAATTCTCCTTGCATAATATCTTTAACTGCAAGATCTGCTTCTTCTGCAGAACGACCTGCACGAAGGTATTCTGATTGCAATCTTGCAACAGTTTTCATCATACCTTCCATTTGCTTACCTGTAAGGTTAAACTCAATACCTAAACCTGCAACAGTTTCACCAAGACTGTACTTATTCATTTTTTTATAAGTACTTACAGTTTCATTTAACTTCTTGTTAAAAGAATCAACTGCATGTTCACTCATGCCCATTGTTTTTTGATAAGCTTCCATTTGGGATTTTGCATGGATACTTTGTTGTGTACTGTCTATGAATCCTTGTACTAATTGGAATGCGAACATTGCTCCAACCATACTAGTGATTCCACGAAGACTGAATAATGTATTGGATAATGTTTTGTATCTTCCATCAGCTGCTTTTGCAGTTTGACTTGATTTACCAATACTATTATTTAAAGTATTAAAACCAGTTGCACTTGAAGATGCTGATTTACCAAGGTTTCCCACACTACTTGAAACTGTTGTTGTACTTGCACCTACATTTTTAATACTAGTACTTGCACTATTCGCTTTTGCAGATAAACCAGTAAATGTGCTGTTTATTCTAGAACCTATTGTATTCAAAGTTGTTGCAGTTGAGTTTAAACTACTTACTGCACTACTTGCAGAACTACTTATTGAATTTAAACTTGTTGATGTTGAGTTTAAACCACTTGAAGCAGTTCTCCCTGCAGTTCCCACACTATTCAAACTACTTGTTAATCCAGTAGTACTTGATTTTACAGTATTCAAACTGGTTCCCATAGTTCTAATACTATTGGTTGTTTGATTTGATATTGAACTGGTTTGTCTTTGTGTGTTGTTTAAATTCATTAAAGCACGAGTAAACTGACCTACACTATTTGCCATTTTACTAAAAATTTGCACTTCTGTTTCAAACTTCTTAACCACAGTCAAAGCATTCCCTACTCTAGTAATGTTTGATGATAATTTAGTTAAAGCTTCACTTGAAACAGAAGAGGTTGACTCAAGTTTATTTAATTCTCTACGGAATGTAGCTAAACTGTTAGCCAATTTAGAAAATGATTTATTACTATTTGCTTTAGTTTGTAATTTATCTATTGCAGAAACTGCACGGTTAATATTGTTTGTAAAATCAGTAGCATCTAATTTTAACATTGCAGTTACGGCATTTCCCATATTAGCCATACTAAACCATAACCTCCTTTAAAAAAAAGTTTAAAAAAAATACTGCCTCCACATTTAAATGTGAAAACAGCTTAAATAATCCTCTTCAATCTCTGTAAAAACAGTTTCTTGAGCATGATAAATACCTTTACGGAGATAAAATTGAACTCCTTGAATTGGATGTTGAGATGTTTTAATAATATCATGCTGATATTCAGCATAATTAAAACCACTCTTCTCATCATATGCTGAGTATCCGAAAGTCATTTCAGTAACTGGGAAAGTACTGCTTAAATCTGTAATGAAACTCCCAATTAATTTACCAGTTTTCAATGGAACTAATGGAGTAGTAACCTCTCTTATAGTTACTGCATATTTAGACTCCATTAACATATCCATCTGCTTAACTGCTTCTTTAGTATGTTCTAACCATTGTTTCCATGGAGTTGTATCTAAACTAAACATATTTTTACGCATCCTCTGTTAATTCCATTACAATATCTATCATTTCAGGACTGTCTTTATCAGAAAATTCTGTATAATTATGAGATTTCTTACCGTTATAAGACTTCTCCTCTTCTTTCATTATTTCTTTCTCCAAATCAAGCAAATACTGTGTAGTGAAAGTATCTAACTCCCAGTATTCCTTTGGAGATAATGAAATCCCCGGAATTCTTCTTACAAGTAAAAAATATTCATCTAACATAGCTTCCTCTATCATCTGAGATACAGGTTTGCTATCTTCTTTTTTATCTTGAGTTATCTCATCATCAGGATTGAAATGATGATTCAATATTGTCTTTTATAATATTACGATAAACTTTATCCACTTCTGCTTGTTTAGCTCCACTTGTACATAAACGGTACAATTCACTTAAACGAGGTGCTATAACAAGGTCTGTTGAGTCTGCTTCTTCTTCAAACTCTTCGAACTCAAATTTATCAAAAATAAGTGTTGCAAATTCCGCATAAGTATCCATTAATTTTTTATCAATATCTTTAAAGAAATCTTTCTCATTCCTCATACTCAACTCATTATCATTGATTAACTTATGCAATTCTTTCTGCAACTGTACTTTAGATTGGTTTAAATCTAAAGATTGTCTGATTTCTTCATCAGTTGGTTCATCCAACTTTTCTAATAATTCAATATGTTTATTGATTGTTTCTATCTCATCATTTATTTCTTGAGAAGCAAATTGGAATTCACGATTTTTATCGGTTAATGGTTCTAATTCCTCTTGTATGTTCTCAATTCTTTTTTGGAAATCTTTCACTGTTCTGTTCGGACATCTTTTGAATTTTCTTTCTTTTCCACAGAAATTTATTTTCCTTGCGTTAAATGACATAATATACTTACTATCCTATAAAATTAATTAAAAAAAAATATAATAAAAAAAATTCACCATAGTTTTTTATGGTGAATCTGCTGGAGCAACCCCAACATTAAGATTTGCTAAATCAGTACGGATTTCAGCTTCAATGAAACTATCAGTACCATTCTCTTGTATTTTACCTTCTAAAACAATTTGTTTTGCTTCATCACCTGCTTGGTCAGAGTCACCTGCAGTTAAAACAATTTCAGGTATTTTAATTGTAGTGGTGTAATATTTACCAGTTCCAGTTCCCTCTGCAGATAATATTTCCGCAGATTTCATAACAATCCAAACTGTTTTAATATCATTTTCTTCAGATACATTTGTAGCATTCTTATCATTACCCATGAATTGATATTCAAGGAATTTGGTTGCTTCAGTCCATGGTACAGTAGCACTGAACTCTGCTTCACGGTCACCTAATACTTTAGTTGAAGTACCAAAATCATCACTTGAACATGGTTGAGTTTCAACATTGTTATTAACATTCAAACTCCATTCAATGAAACAAGGATATTTATATTGCTCCAAATCAGTTTCCGCAGTATACTCTCCTTGAGGTGCAATATACAAGGTTACTTCAGATGGTTTTGTGAATACTGTTCTTTTAGGGAATACTCTTGCAGGATTAGGCTGATTAAACTTCGGATAATTACTTGCAAAAGTTGCAGTGTAAGTTGGAGCTTCCTCATTACTTCCAGTTAATTCAAACTCGTTAAGTAAACAGTTTTCATATACAAATGCATCTTTAGTTGTTTTTGCAAAACCATTAAACACGGTACAGAATAATGGGTCTTGTGGATTGGTTGCATTTTGTGCGAAGATATAATCAAATACTCCGGTTGCTCCATCTACAGTTGATTTTCTCACTTTATGTGAAACTGCATCTTCAGAACCTAATAATAAGTACCATATATCCTCCCAACCTTCTTTATACCTTGTTTTATCTGTCCATGATGGGGCTGCAGTTGCAGTTGCACGATATGCACTCATCTTAGTAGTTCCAGTACCCATGTGTCCTTCATCATCTTCAAAAGTTATTTCTTTTTGATGGTCGAATTCTGTTCCTCTGGTGAGTACTTTCATCCCTTTGGATGAGTCATCATATCCCATTCCCCAATAATGGTAAGTTAGTGATGGTGCTAATTCTCCCATATTATTTATTCTCCTTTTTTATTCTTTTTAGTGGTGTTTTTATTGAAATCAAGTTTTACAAATACTCCAGAAGCATTTAATGCATTTATAAGTACTGCATTTTCATCTGGAACTTCTATAACTTGACCTTTCTTCAAATTATCTTTTTTGCTCATTATATTATATGCTAATAATTCCAAGCAATAGGTGTTGTTTTCACCAATATATTTAAATTTCATACTCTACCTCAAAATTAACCTTTAATAAGTTTGAAAAGAATGTTTCATTCATTTGCCCTGCTTCTTTCCTTGCATTAAACATTAAAACACTTAATTTACCCGAACCAGTGTCTTTTATATCATAAAAATCCCCTATCTTATGAGATAATTTCGCCTGATTTATTGTGCGGATTAATGCTTCCTCATAATCATATAATTCGGATTGTAATTCTCGTTTATCCAATGTTTTAGTATGCAATCTGATTTCCAAATCTCTTTTATACCTACTGCACTCTGGTTTTGATGATATGGTTGTTTTCAAACCAACACGAAATGATATTGCTGGTAAAGAAATATTCGGATTCATTTCCGATTCATCATAATACACATCAACATCATGAAAAGTTTCAGAGTCTTGTATAATGTTTCTTAAATCAATAAGAATCTGCTCCCAAACACTCATCTCAAATCACCATTTAGACCAAGTGTAAGTAACTAAATCATCCATTACGAATAACTCATCATCATCAGCTATTCCCTTCATTTCTTTATAATCAGCTATTGCTTGGTCTACTTCTGCAAACAACCACTTACCATAAGATTTAGCATTTTTCTGCTCATCATTCATGATTCTTGCTTCAAATTCCCATACACTCAACCAAGCATACCCTGCAGCAGCAGTATAAACATGGTCTTTTAATTCAAAAGGCAATTCTGCTTCAGTAATATGCAATCTTGAAGCAATATAATACCTACCATTCTCAATAAACCTATCTAACTGCTCAAGAGTATACATAGTATTATCATTACGAAACGCAATCTCATGAATAATATAATTATCCTCTTCAGGTGCAACTAAATGACAACTTCTAATCCCAGTTAAATTCCTTGAAGAATCCACCATTTGCTGGGACTTCTTCAACTTAAACACAACTTTAGTTGGAGTGTTCTCCGGAATAGTTACAGGGTCTTCCACATTTAAAACAAGAACTGGACTATAACCTTGCAAGTATTCGGACAATTCAAATCGAAGGTCGGATGTTGAGAAACTCTTATCAGATTCCAATAAAACAGTAACATAATCTATCCCTGAAAAAGTTTCACGATTAGTTTCCCATAATAACTCTCCAGTATACGGAACATTATTCCCCTCACCATCTAAAAAATATTTCTCACAAGGGTAAATCCTATCAACTCCATCAAACTCAAGAAAATGCAAAACCTTGTAATATTCTTCCATTCTCAACACACTAATCCCTCCCTAAACTTCTTTAAATTCAAACTTTTCAAAATTCTTCCCATTTGAAACAATTAAATAAACTGCTTCAGGATTGCGAACAATACCCATTCCTCTAAACTCTTCAGGTTTACCGAAAGCTTTAGTTAATTGAGTCTTGTTTATTTTAACATCTTCTTTAACGATGTGTTGTTCATCAATCTGCTTTTGCAAATCTTCTAATTGTTCATAAAGAAATTTAGGAATTGGGAATCTTCCTTTGAACAATTCCACAAACCTAAACTTCAAAGGCATTTAACTACCGCCTTCTTGTGGTTCAGATTCTTTACTACTGTCTTGGTTAGTTTGTTGAGCAGTTTTCAACTCATCAATCTGTTTTTGCAAGTCTTCTAACTGCTCATAAACTCTTTTAGATACTAATTTACCATGGTACCATAAATCACGGTATTTAAATTTCAAACCCATAAATACCTAAACTCCAGTTTGTTTTAACATAGCAGTTGGATGTTTACTTGCAATACCCATTTCAGCCCATAACTCAATATGGTGTTTGAATGGGAACTTAGGGTCTTCCCATACATTAACATTGATTAAACCACCTTCAACAGTAGAATGGGCTGGATCAATATTTTTATAAATAGTTAATGGTTTAATGTTTTTATCAATACCGTAAACAGTTCCTTTAGGAATAACTGTTTTAATATTAGTTAATTTAGTTCCTTCAGTATTAGCTGGATTAAAAGTATCTAATGCAGAGTAGAATTTTTGAACTTCGTAGTAATTGTCAGTTGGAGTGAATAAATCAGTTAAAGTATAATCCCAACCAACTTGACCTTCAAATGATTTTTTCATGTCAATAATATCTTCATTGATTTTTGAAGATGTTTTCCAAGCCCCATCATTTAAAGTAATTGGATCAGCAGCTGCGAAAGTGTCAATAGCATTGAAAATATCTAAATTAATTTTCCTTGCCATACCATAAGCTGCTCTGTCGTATGCTCTCATTACCTCATCAATGAAACCATTTTCTCTTTTCATTTTGTCAGAGAATTCAATACTGTAACCAAATTGATAAGTATCTCCAAGTTCTTTACTGATAGATGATACTTTAATCTTAGACATTGCACCTAATTCACTCATCTCTAATGGTTCACTCATGACTCCTTTTTGAATGTCATCTTCTGCAGATTCATCATCACGATAGAACATGAATGTGGATGAACCACCTAAATCAACAACTGGGAATAAATCCTTAAAAATTAATTGCGGGTTCATTTTAGTGATAATTGCTCTTTCAATGAACTCTTTTCTTAATGCTTTTTCAGCACTTAATGTAATTATAGACATATATCATCAAACCTCCTTATAAACCTCTGTAACCGAATAAAACCAATACTTTAGGAGCTTTCAAAGCTTCTGCAGTTTCTAATGCAATAGTGGTATTTGCAGTGGTTGCCTTATCGAATACATTATCTCCTTCATAAGCAACAGAATCTCCCATTGCAATAGCTTTATTCTCTGCTTTTAACTGTACAGAATGAGCATAATCTCCCCATAACCTTACAGTTGCAACTCTTCTAGTGTAATTACCTGAAGTAGTGTCTTCTTTAGGTCTGCCACCTTTAAAAGCAGGTTCATCAATCACTTGACCAATGATTTTATCTGCTTTAGCTGCTTTTTTAACAGTCATACTGGTAGTATCTAAAGCCACATAATCTCCTTTTTTAATTTCCTTGGAAAAGAAGAGTACATCATCTTTACCAAAGTCTGCAAAACCAGTTTTTACAGTTACATCTCCTTCTTCAACATCAAATTTAATATCTGTTTCATAAGGGTCGTAGTTTTGAATTTTAACCATATTCTATAACTCCTTTAAAATTTTTAATTTAATTTTAGTTTATTCAACATCGACTCCGAACAAAGCTTTATAATCTGCTTTAAATTCATCATCAGAATACTCATCATCATTATTTGATGATGGGTGTGTTCCTTCAATATCCAATCCAGTAGCTCCCACAGATGGTACTCCTTGACCCGGATTAGTTGGAACTTTATTCTCTTTCAAGAATGTTAATTGGTCATAAGTAAAAGACTCATACTTCTCTGCTAAATCCTTATTTCCACCAACAAGCTCATTAATCAACTCTTGTTTACGAGAAGCTTGTAATGAGTCATATAAATCTGCTTTCTCCTTCAAAGCATCGATTTCTTTTAATTTATTGTCAACATCGGAATAGGAATTTTTAATTTTCTCAATCTCACCATCTCTTGCTTCCAACATTTTCTGATAAGAATCTCTTTCCTTCTCTAAAACTCCCATTTTCTTAACCAAGTCTTCTTTCTCTTGCAAGACTCTTCTTAAAGCATCATCAGACATATTATCATCTCCATTCGAAGCCCCAATACTATTATATACAATTTGGCTTCTTGGTGTCTTTGTAAACCCAATCTCTGTCATAACACCATTCACTGGTTTAAAATATGAATCATACTCCAGTAAATCAAATTCAAAAACTGGACTAAAACCCATACCTTTCAACTCAAGACCTTCAGGTTCATCAGCCTTCAAACAACCATCTTCAACAACAAAATTACTTAAAACACCAAGCACATCATCAGAATGCTCACGAGTAATCTTGGCAGATGCTGTGCTTGAAGCAATACTCTTTAAAAAATCAATATCATATTTAACTGGTTTATTCAAAGATTCCGGATACTTAATTTCACCGGTTTTGAAAATTGTAATCATACTATCCCAACCAATAATTTATAATCACTTGAAAAATCTTCCTTAACAGGTTTCAAAGTACATCTACCATACGGGTGGTCTAACTCCCACTCGTCAATAGGTCGTGGTTCAGACCTTGCCTGACTTCTACACCAAGCACAGGTTTTAGCATCCATTTTACAAACCCAGTAAAACAATGCATTTTCACCATAAACAAATTTAGAAACTTCACGATGAGATTTCTCCTTTGCATTAACCAAACCAGTACCTACAACATCATTAATCCTTTTAATTGCTCTTCTGAAGTTCGGTTTCAAATCAAATGGTGTTTTACCTAAATTCTCCGCATAATATAATGCTTTGGCTTTTAAATCATCTCTTAACTGATTAACTAATGCTTGAAAACCAGCTAAAATAACTAATTCATTATAATTTGGTGAAATGGTGTTCTCCGGTATCTTATACGAATCTAATTCGGAAGAAAATGTTTTATCCACAGCTTGTTTAATATAATCCATTCCTTCTGTGGATAATTTGGTGTTTAACTCTTCCATATCCTTTTCAATGGTGTTGATTAAATCTTCAAGTGGTGTTTTACTATACTCCTCATAATACTCTTTTAGCAATAATAAGCACATTAATATCACAAATTGCTCATCAGAATCATAAGCATCATTCGGAGCGAAATCAAGAGGCAAATAATCATCTAAATAAAACTCATCAGTCGACTGAATCTCCTGAACCATCATCTACCTCCTCATCATCATCAGATGAATCTAATTCATTCTCAACAGTATCCTCTTCAGTTTCAATACTATTATCAGTTTCCAAATAATTATTATCAAGATTATGGTCACCAGTTTGGAAATTAATCCACGCACTACCTTCAGGTTTACCCATCAAAGATAATTCTCGATTAATCAAATCCCTTTCCAACCATCTTTTAAGGAACTCTTGTAAAAACTGAATAAGCAACACATGACCATTAGATTCAGAAGTCAACTGAACCTCCGCAGTACTACGATTAGAAGACTCACTACTGAAAGTGGATTCAGGAGTAATCAAACCTTCATAAATTTGACTTTTCAAAGCTTTAATATAATCCTCAACCTTCGGAAGAACATTATCCCCAACAACATCCAACTCCATACCATAAGGAATCAACAAAACTCCTTTTTTATGGTAATCACTTAAGTCTTCAGCAACCTCCTGCTTACGAACCTTACTCATAGATGTTTCTTTACGATGCTCATTACCAACAGTTAAAACCATAACATTAGCAGACTTATGCACAATCGCCGGCAACATACGATTCAACGATTCAATCTCATAAGCCGGATCAATCACATTCTTAACTAATGACTGACCAACACCATCAATCTCAATAAAAATCGGATTACTAATATCCTCCGCTTTAAAAGAAACTGTTTTAATATCCTTATTCTGATACAACTCCCAAAACTCTAATTTATCCCAATTCTTTGGAATCGGACTATTAACAGCAACCAACTGCATATACCCTAATAAATTAGCATTATCATCATATAACTTACGAATAAGATACTTCTCACCATCAAAAGCCAAACTCCTCAAATCAGCATGACCATTAACAGTAACTTCTTCATAAAAAGCCTCTCCATCAACAATATTCTTCCAAGCACCATCATAACACATTCCCTTCAAATTCCATATTTTATCCATGTCAAGAATATGCTGTACAGCCTCATCATCAGTACCATCAATCGTTAAAGTAGCAATAGCCTTCAAAATCAAATTATTGATAATACCATACACTACTGGGAAGTGAGCTGCTTTTCTACGATTCTTAATAGTGGGATTAACTTTAGGAGGGCAATATTCAATCCAATCCTGTGGGATTTCCCCATTCTTTGAAACAGTTACATCATCCAAACCCACATTAAACATAGAATTAGGTTCAATATTCTTAGCAGTAAACCTACCCTTAAAATTCTCTAAAAAACTAATAAAAACTCACCTCATCCAAATCAACAGTACCATCACATTTATACGGGCTATTCGCCCCCAACATACCATAAATACAATACATCATCGCATCCATAGCATGATCATTTAATTTAACAGGAACATCCAAAATAGTTCCATCACGATTCTTTCTCCAAGTATAAGACTGAATCTCCTTAAGTGTATTCGGACATTTATCTTCATTAATATGAATCTGAGTCAACTTTGCCGTGTTTATTTTAGCCTGAACATCTTTAACAGATGGTTCAGTATACAATCCCCATTCATTCAAATTCATAATACGGTCAGGACTAGCAGCATCTCCAAAACATAAATCAATATCACTAATCCCCAAACCATTACGAGCCAACATACCTTTAATCAACTCAAATAATTCTTCAGTAGTCAACTCTTTCTCATAAATCTCATCAATAATATACGGTTCATTATCATAGAAACCAATTAACAATGCAGCGGACGGCACAGCCCAACCAAAATCAATACCCACACTATAATAATTGAAAGTTTCACGAGTATCAGTATCCCAATTCTTGAAAATAAGACTGGACAACATACCCCACTCCCCAAGACTATAACGGCGATAAGCATCATAATCAATCTCTTTCAACCTCTCATAATACTCCTTATGGTCTTCAGGCAAAAATGGATTCTCACGAAAACTAAAATGAACTATTTTACCATAATGCATATTATGAAAATACTCATAAATCCAATGGGACGGCTCACTTGGCTGAACAACCAATAAAGCCTGCCTATAAGTCACATCAGCACCAGAACCTCTCAACCTTAATTTAAGCTCCAAATAAGTATCACGGTCAATTTCCTCAGCCTGTTCAATATAAATATAATCCAAATTCAAAGAACGAACCTTTTGCAAGTCATCCAAACCACTAAAACTCATAGTGGCACCATTACTTAAAATGATAACTCCTTCCGAACGATTCTCCTCATACTCAATACCATGACTGTCAAGTAACTTCCGAATCTCCAACCAACTAGTCTTCTTCAAAGCAGGCAATGTCTTCCTAAAAACACCAATACGACTATTAGGATTATTAATAGCCCAAAAAATCACTTTACTACAAGCAAATATAGTTTTGCCGAAGAACCAGCACTTCCTTCAATAAGAAGTTCATTAGAATCATCATCAATATACTGTGCTTGTTTTTCTGATAATTTCCATTGTGCTGACATTATACCACCCCCTTCAAAAATCTTAATCACTAAGATTCATCTTCTTTATCATTACTTTCCGGTGAAACAGTCACAATCTCAATCTTCTGACTTGTATCAACTTTAGCTTCCACACGGTCTTTTTTAGCCCAACGGTCAGGATGAACACGAGCCAACCACCACTGAGCAGAACCAACATTCCCATCAACCAAAGCAGAACTAGTCACAACATCAACCATCGAAGCCTCAGCCCTAGCCTTAGCCTCCTCAATAGCCAAATAATAATCCTTAAACGGATTAATACCTTTTTTACCATGCTTCATCCAATCATAATGAGTATGACGCTCAATCCCACACAACTTACAAGCCGTACTAATATAATTCCCTTCCTCAATATACTTACACATCTTCTTAGTAAGTGTTTTATTCAACTTATAAGAACGAGGATTAATCTCCGGAACCTCATCCATATTTTTACGAGGCTTATACCTTCTATCCTTACGAGGCATAAAAAAACAACACCCCCATATATATTAAATTAATTTAACTAATTCCTGGAAAAGAAACACCACAATACCACCAAAAGCAGAAATAAAAACAACAATAATCCACTTCAAAGTATTTAAAGTAGTGGACAATTGAGTTAAAGTAACAAGAACATCCTTTAACTCCTCACGATCTTGAATCAATTCTTTTTTAAGAGAATCAATCTCATCATGTTTTTTATCCAACCTTTCCTCCAGTCTAATTATACGATTTTCATTCATACAATTATCACTCATGCAGCTTCCTCAACTAACTCTTCAGCCCTAACAACTCTTTTCTCTTCACTGAACTGTGTGACAAAGAAACCAGCAACCAATACTATTAATTGAACTAATGTTTGATATTCAATTGGAACACTACTTATTAAGAAATCTTTATTAGTGACTATGAATATTGCAATAAACGATAGTACTGTTACAATTCTTGAAATATTCTTATATGATTTCATTCCTACTACACCCCTCCCTTAGCATATTTTTTTTATTCCTAACTGTCAGTATGGATTCGAACCATACTCTGACACATAATTGACTTGACTTAACACAAAAAGTAATACTTTATCCGTAAGGCAGTATTACAAACCTGACACACATGACACAAAAAACTGACACACACAACACAAACTGACACAAAACCCAACACAAATGACACAACATGACACAAAAAACACCATATTTGACACAAACCGACACAACACTGACACAAAAAACACCATATTTGACACAAACCGACACAACACTGACACAACGAAAACCCACGAGAAGCCTCCAAACAAGAAAAGAAGACCACACATCAATTTTCACCAATTTGCGTCAAAAAAATGTCAACACACACCCCCCCCCAAAAATTACTATTTTATCCTCAGTGTACATAAAAGAGTACCAATGTACAAATATGTACATTAAAAAAAATAATATCTATATGAACTATATATTTATCATAAGTTCTATAAATACACATACCCCTATAAATAAAAAAATAATATATAATATTTCGTATAAGATGCTGATAAAGAAATTAAAACACCAGCAACCACACACCCCCACAGGGGGGTATGGCTGAGCAAACCCACCATAAAAAAACAACAATACACAACCACCCCAAAAAACACACAAACCACACACCGACCAATTCCAGCGGTTTTATATTATCCTAGGGAACTTATAAAATATTTTTATGGATTTTTTGAATAAATCATGGTGTTTTATGGCGTTGATGTTTGTTTAAGGTGTTTTTTATGAAGTTTAATTTTTTGTTGTAGCGTGTCGGATATAAGATAGGATATACTATACATGTATATAGTATTTTTTTCTACTGCTGCAGTAGTATCTATATGTTATTGATCCACTTAAGCAGGTCAAGCTTAAGCTATCTTAACCGTGCCATCTATATATAACAGTATCATATACATTAACTTAACCTATCTTTAATTAAACAGTACTACTTGACTAATTAAACTAACAGTTGACTTGACAACAATATATTTAATTAACTGATTCATTCATTAAATGATTTAGTAGGCATGTATACACGGGGGGGCGGTGCTTGTATCTGATGCATGCATATAGTATATTTTTTTCTGCAGCTGTTGCTGCTTGTTACTGCTGTTGGTGGTGGTGGTGGTTGGTGGTTGTTGTTGTATATAATATATTATTGTTGGTGGTGGTTGGATCCTTTTTTTATTATGGTGGTTGTTAAATATATGTTACATGGTGTTTTAAAAAAAATTGATACATTTTTATAATGTATCATTTTAT